CAACTTCTTCAGCCCATCGAGTCTGCGGAACCCAACATAGTCCAGACGCTACAATATCAGATACTGCGTTTAAACGTGCAAGTTTATCTCCTGACCCTCTATGAGGTGTATATTCGGACACAGGTAGACCCATCCGTCGCATTTCTTGGTATAACGCCACACCTGAACTCTTTTTCTCTACTATAAACGAGTCTGGTTCCCAATCAGCGTACTCTTGCATCGCTAACTCTTTCAGTTCATGGAACTCTATACGCTGCTTAATACTATTAAGCAAGATAATATTATACGCACTTTCTTCCTCATTATAAAACACCCCCCATGTAGTGAGTGCTGTGTAGTCAGCGCGGTTGTGTTTCTCTGCCGCAGCATCCAGTGACATGATTATGTACTCACAAGCTGGAGGAGCGTCCTTCTCCCACTCATTCCACCACTCTCTTTTTACTATGGAAGCTTCTTCGGCGGTGGGTTGTTGCTGGTACTGGGCATTCCATTGGAACGTAGGCATTGACGCTTTAGTACGTAATAGTGCCTCTAAGT